ATTGTGTTCTCTATGTTCCACCCAGCCACCTTGGATGCTTCCTTGTCTTTTATATATGAGAACATCTCATGAGGAAGATAAGTTTCCTTCAGAACCAGAATCTGCGCCCATCGCGGGTCCGACTTTGTGCCATCGGCGGCGAAGGATTCCTCCTGCTGGAAATTCTTGGGGAACCATGAAAATTCGTCAAGCCACGCAACTATGGAGTGGCCGAAAATCGCATTGTTGAAAGCGATGTCCTCGATTAGGGTGCGCCAGCCTTTTCGGTTTCGAATTGTGTCCGTAATCGCGGTCCGGAACTTCTCGGTCTTTTCGGCGCAGGCGTTCCACTTGTTTGAAAGTTTCGCATTGGTGAAATATTTCAGGCCGTCGATTGCGGAGACGAAAATCGGAGCAACTTTCTCAATCATCGCCGGGAGAGGCTTCGTGGTAAAGTTCGAGCGCCAACCAAGCCCTTCCGCCTCTAACTTCGAAGCGTCGTAGGGCCTTTCCGCATTGTATTTCGCAAGAATTCGGCTATTAACAATACTTCTATTCCGACCAGCCATTATAATGGTCTTGACAATATCGGATGCCATACCAGCATCGCGGATACTTCTCTGCGTGGGCGTCCCGGCCGCGTTAATATTAGGGGTCTGAATAACGGCCCCTAGGTAGTTCGAAGGGAACACTCCCCCCGTGTAAGGGCTTTGTGCTGAGGAACTTACGTCTGGCATTGTGTGAACTTAGCTCCCTTGATTAGATTTTCCCTTTTGAACAGGGGCTGCAAATTAGAAAAGTGAAAACACTGCTTCTGATGTTCCGGGTCCCTCAAATCAAACCTAGCGCAAGGTTTTATGTGGTCTACGTGCCATGCCGGACCGTAATTTTCCCAGGTCATTCCCGGGCGAAATAGCCCCTCCAACTTGACTGCCAGTTCCTCTACTGAACACCCAAGAACTTCTGTAAAATTCCCGAACTTTACTTGCCCCTTCAACGCCTGATATACCCGCGTCCGAGCACACATTAAGAATCGCTTTTCGGGGACGGCCCGGTTTTGTTTAGAGAGTTTTCTCGTTCCCGCAAGATGTTTTTCTGGGAACGTAGCTTTCCAGACCTTGCTGTTCTCGGTTCTGCACGCCCGGCACCAGCTATCCTTATAGGGGCGGCCTTTTATAACAACGTGCCCGGAGCCAAACTCCGTCATAGCCTTGACCTGCTCGCACTTGGTGCAGCATTTCACCGAATCGTTGATAAAACCGACATCAGGGACAAAAAACATTTAGTCAGGAAGATGTTACCCGTCCTTACCGAGTTGTTGCGCCCTTCTTTATCCAAACAGGCCCCCAGGTGCCGATTGGGCACCGTTCCGAAGCAATCATCACCTTGGCTTGCGCCAGACAGCCGCACGCCTCGCACTGCGCGCCGTCAAAAAGCGGGCAATCCCGGCAACCCCCATCGAACCGAACCTGGGCGACAAAAGGAGACGCCAGCACCTCATACCCTCTCACCTTCGCCCACTGGACGCGCGCCCAGGCTTTGAAAAAGTTCCAGAAAAGGCTCACGGCGGGGTCCTCCTACGCCAGCAACACCCGGGGAGCTCGCCATTCTCCATCGTAACCCGCTCCAGATGCGCGGCAGTTTGCATATCCTCCCCGAGGAGGAGGCAACCGTTCAGCCGCTTATCGAGAGTTCGACGGCCTATAATATCTTTCCGGAGCTCGTCCAGGGCCGCCCGGCAGGAGGAACAGCTCTCTTGAAGGGGCTGATTCATTGGGCACCCCGCGCAGACCTGGGCGCGCGCGGCAGCCGTCTGAGCATCCACGTATTCAATCATGCCCTTCGTTTTTTCTTCTCGCGCATAAGTCAGCCACGCGAGCACCCGACTCTTCAAACTGGCTTTTTGCAGGTCCTGCGAAGGGCTCCCCGTTTCCTCATGGCAGAGACCCGCGTTTCGCTGGCACGCCTGCTCAATAACCTCTACCGCCGGATTTCCCGGGGGATGCCCGGCGCGCTGTCTATACTTCACCACTCGGGCAATGACGCCGGGCCACGTGTCCGCGCGGTGGTCAACGCCGTCACTGTCTTTAAACCAAAATCCGTCTTTGGGGTAGAGGTTGGGGTTTAGGCGTTTCATCCAACCTCCCGTGGAAAATTTAATCGCGCAAACTCCCCAAAAAATTCAAGGGCCGCCGAATCATAGGCCGATGCCGCTTCCCGGGCCGAATCAAACGTTCCAAGGCACTTAAGGACTCCATTGACCCGTATTCTCGCCTGAAAATTCTGGGAAACGCCCTTAAACCCTACCCTATTATTTTTGTTAGGTTTTCGGTTCTGGCCGTTTTGTGTGGTCGTCGCTGGGCGAATGTTGTGCCGCTGATTATTTAACCCGTCGCCGTCTCGATGGTCTAGTCGGGGTTCCCCGGGTAAAATATGCTGATGCATCTTAACCCGTTTCCCGTTAGGTAGTGAGGAGCTACGAACGGCATACCAGAGTTCCTCATGACGAGTTGCACACCACTTATACTGGGACAACTCGTCAAAATCTTCGTCGTCCACGAGAGCAAATTTTCCCTGAGTTAATTCGATTGTTTTCATAAAATAGCATTGTATATATCGCGTAAGTCCTGGTCCTCCGCATCCGGGTTGAGCCACTGACTTCTGTTTGATTCATCAATCATTACCCCGTTGCGCATCCCAGGAGTAGGCCAGTCGTCGTCCTGTCCGTCGTCGGGGCCTGCGACTGAATCTCCCCGCATAGAGAGCACCAGACCGCTGCCCTTGCGCGCGGCGTGAACCAAAAGAGTGAGGGAGTCCGCTTCGTTCGGAGACTCAAATCCCCGGGACTTATAGTCCTTCTTAGACTCCACTTTGGACTTCCCGGCTGACATTTGAAAACGTCGTAGAGTGAGCTGTTGCCCCAACTTCGACATATCCATTGACGGGTGCAGCAAGAGATAGTTGAATTCGCCCCAGGCGCGCGTTGCGAACCAGAGCACGGAAAACATTCGTTCAAAGGCGTCATGACAATTCTTGCTATCCTCCAGCATTATCTTCTCTTCGCCTGAGCCCTCCGAATAGTTCACGTCATGAATCGACTGACTCCATTCGTAGCGAAGTAAATCGGCTACTCCGGCCCCGTGCCCGGTTCGGTCGCAGGCGTAGTATTCCCCGCGCACCCCGGCTTTACGATTTACAACAAGGACGCTGTTTTTCATGCTTACAGTCTCCCCAGGCTGTAATGCGAATTGCTTCAGCGCCTGAAGCCCCCACCGGGGAGTCACAGCGCCATTCCGGTCCTTGAACATGACCGTATGTCCCTTGGGGTGGTCCAGGCTGGGCGGCCACTTAATCCCACTCGCAAGGCCGAAAGCGCCCAGGGTATAAATCGCCGGGTCGCCCCCCTCTAGCGCGAGGTCCGTCGCTCCGACAGAAATCGGCTCGCCGGTCCAAATAAACTCACCAACCCACTTCGCCAACATCCCGGGCGGAATGACGGTAGCGTCCAGGCCCTGGCTGGGATACATCCCGCGCCCCATCGTCCGATAGCCCGAGGCGGTTCGCCCGCCAGCGTTCTGTGCAATCTTCTCTAGACCGGCACAGGTTTGTAGTCCGGGGAAAATGATTCGTTTGGCCAGCACGTTTTCGCACCGTTCACCGTCGATTCGTAATACGTCCCATCCGCGCTTGGACTTCCAACGAAAGTGTTTATCCTCATCAAGGTCGGCGTATCCAAATGGAGGCTCAGCTCGCTTTGCAACTTCGTCAGAGGCATTCGTGGGGTTATAAGCTCCGAAGATTTTAAATCCGGAGTTCGCCAAGTCTGATTGTCCGACTCGCTGCTCTTCGATTTCTGAGAGCACGTTATCAACGTCGAGCCAAACACCATTGGGGACGTTCTCGATTTCGTCAATGAAAAGGAACATCCGGGACAGAGGGCCGAAGAGAGGATGAGGGTTGGGTCGCGGCCTACGGTGTGAACCCTGAAGTTTGCCCGCTTTCTTCGAGGTGCCTTTAGGGATAACAACACCTCTGATACTAGAAAGCTGGTCGCGCCTATCAAGACCGATAAACAGGTCACCAATAGAACCAGG